CGAGGATACGAGCGGCTACCATAATAGCGTTTTTATCACCAATTAGTAAATCATCTACTTTTATATCTTTATTTACTATTAAAGAATTAAGTAGAACGTCTATTACCGTCCCTTGTTTAATTAGATTTTGTGAAGTTAAGATATCTTCCTCTTTGGCCGTCATATACTTTATCTCTATTTTACCACGAGATAAAGGACTATCTTCTGCGTAAAAGTGTCCTTGTGACGGCAAATCCACTAACTCGGTAGGGAATTTGTAATCTGCCATAAATTGACTCCTATTGAATTAAATTAATAACCAATTATAACTATAACCTTTTTTCTTGATAACTTATTATTTTTTACCAGGTACTAATTTCTCTTTGATTGGTCTGAGAACAGCATCGAATAAAATATCATCATACTTTGTTGGGGTAAGTTTAACAATTTTTTCTAATGCATAGAAAACTACTAAAACGTATTCCCAATTTGCTACTAACCATTCACTCATTATTCTCTCCTTAGAATTGTAAGATTGCGTAATCGTATTTAAGTGTTAAAGTGATATCAGCTGGGTCACTTGTAGCGTAATCCAAATCACCAAAATTTGCTTGTTCAATATATGTACCTTTTAATGTCCACTCCTCAACCACATCACCTACTGGTCCTAACATATTGAAAGTAACATCTTTCTTATAAAAATCTGAGTATCCGTCACGACCTGTTACGGATTCGTGAGATAAACGAATCCACTCTAAAACAGATTGAGCTCCACTCGGGACGATTGGGTCATATAGTGTGATATCGATAGGTTGCCAAGCGGCTTTTCCTTTAATATACCTTTTTACATTAATATGGTCTAAGACTATTTCTTCAAACTGAAGTTGTGGTCTATTACCAGCTTTCACTAAATACGCTGGTATTCCCTCAATGTAAAATATAAACCGATTTTTTGTTTTCGGTTCAAACGGTGTAAACATTATTTCTGAAGGGTCTAAAGTAGCCATTCTTTTATCTCCTGTAAACAATTCTTTTATACTTCAATAATAAATATCATTTAAAGAAATTTTCGATAAAAAACAAAAAACCCCCACCGAAGTGAGGGTTTTTCTTACATATTACATTGTTTTATAAGTTAAACTTATTCAGGAAATGTTGCCCCTGTTGGTTGAACAACAAAGTCTAATACTATAAACTCTGCAGTTCTAGTAGGTTGAATAAAGATTTGACCTACTAACTGATTTCTATCAACAACATCAGGTGTGTTGTTAGTGTCGTCCATCACAACTCTAAACGCACTCAATCCACTATTAGATTGAACTTGTTCTAAGTAAGGGTTAACGATATTTAAGAAACGATTTCTAAGTGCTTGATTGTTTTGTTCA